GTCCAGATTTACGCATGAGAAAGGGCCACGCACATGGCTAAGCAGATCATTCAGAACCCGGTCGTGATCCTGAACTCAGGCACGATCAGCGCGAACGTGGCGCAGGCCACGATCAACCTGACCGCCGATGACATCGAGGTCACGAACTTCACGAGCACCGCGCGCGAGCGCATTGGTGGACTCAAGGACGGCACGTTCTCCATGGACGTCCACCAGGACTACGCCGCGTCAGCAATTGACAGCATTGTCTTTCCGCTGGTCGGTGGGACGGCTGCGATCAAGGTCCGGCCAGGTGGCACCGCTGCAATCGGCACCGCCAACCCTGAGTACCAGTTCAACGTCCTCGTCACCGAATACAACCCGATTGACAGCGCTGTCGGCGACCTCGCCACCTTCTCGGTGTCCTGGCCGATCACCGGCGCTGTTGCTCGCGCAACCGCCTAGTCATAGGAGTCTCCTGCGATGATGACCTTCCAGCTCGGTATTGAGTACGCCGATGGGTCGGGGGCTGACACCACAGCATCGGTCCCCGACTTCATCGCGTTTGAGCGCAAGTACGACAGGCCCGGTGCGCAAGCGCTGATGGGCCAGGACGGACAGCCACGCATTGAGTGGTTGCTGTTCATGGCATGGCACAGCCTCAAGCGCGCCAAGCCAGACCTGGCCGAGTTCGATCCCTGGTGCGAAACCGTGTCAGGTATCCGGCTTGGCAAGGAGGAAGAAGTACCCCCTTTGGAGAGCAAAGCGTCCATTGGCTCCTAGTGCATCTTTCCTACGAGTGGAAGGTGCCGCCGTCGGCGCTGCTCGATGAGTCCCCGCGAATGATCGCAACCATGCACCGCTACCTGCGCTGGCGGTCCAGCGAGATGAGGAAGGCCAGCCGATAATGCTCAAGATTGAGATGGGTTCCGATATCGCGCAGTTCATCAACCGGCTGGAGAAGTTCGATCAGGACGTGTCCAAGGAACTCAAGAAGGCCATGAAGCAGGGATCTGAAAAGGTCGTTGCAGAAGCCAAGAAACTGCTCCCAGGTGATGCTCCCCTGAGCGGCTGGGGAGTGGGATGGATTGAGCGTGACCGCGAAGCAGGTCGTGACCTTCAATACAGACCAGCGAAGGCTCGCAGCAGTATCAAGGCGGCAGCGTTCCGCGCTCGACGCAGCGGCGTCACGGTTGCGTTTGGCTATCAGGCTGTGCAGAAGGACCCAGCCGCAAGCATCTTCGAGACCGCAGGCGCTCGCTACCCGCTAGGGGTTCGATCCGCTACCTTCAACCCCAGCATCCTGCGGCGATTCGGTTCTGGTCCATATCCGCGCATCATGTACCCCGCTTATTACGCAGGTATCCGCGAGGCGCGCGAGGAGATTGACGCAGCACTTCAGCAGGCACGCAAGAGAGTCGGTCTGTAATGGCTAACCCTGGTGGCATCAAGGTCACGATTGTCGGTGACTACACAGACAAAGAGATCAAGAAGGCTATCCGCGATCTGGAGTCGTTGCGCAAGGATGCGGGCTCAACCTCCAAGGAAATGGGTGGCCTGGGGAAAGCCTTTGTCGGTGTAGGCGCGGCCATCGCTGCCACCTTCACTATTTCAACGCTGACTAACTTCCTGAAGGACGCAACTCAGGCCGCCATCGAGGACGAGAAGTCCATGGTGTCTCTGGCTAAGGCCATGGAGAACATGGGCTTGGCTGCGCAGAACGCTGGCGTTGAGCAGTTCGTTGAGCAGCTGATGCTGGCGACCGGCGTGGCTGATGACCAGCTGCGTCCCGCGATGTCTCGGTTGCTGCTGGTCACAGGTGACGTGGCCGAGTCGCAGCGCGGTCTCCAGTTGGCGATGGATATTGCAGCGGGCACGGGCCGCGACCTGGACTCCGTGACCACGGCGCTGGCTAAGGCGTACGGCGGCCAGACGACGGCGCTGGGTCGGCTCGGTGTCGGGCTCGACCAGGCGACGCTCAGGTCCAAGGACATGGACCTGATTACCGGCGCGTTGTCGCAGAAGTTCGAGGGTCAAGCCGCAGCGGCAGCCGACACCTACGGTGGCCGGATACAGCGCCTCAACGTGGCTGTGGGTGAGGCGCAGGAAACCATCGGCTACGCGCTGCTAAACGCGCTGGATGATGTGACGGCAGAGTTCGGCGGCAGTGATGGTTTCACCGCGACCGTGACGGAGGCAGGCAAACAAGCGGCCACCCTCGTCGCTGGTGTCGGTGCCTTGGCGACTGGCTTTGCCAATCTCGCAGCACGCTTACAAACGCTCGGTGGCATCAAATTACCATCAGCGCTACAACGAATCTTTGACGTACTGACCGCGCCGTTGCCGCTGAATCAACTGCGGATAATTTTTGATGGACTGTTCAGAATCGGCACAGAGAGCCAGAACGCTGCGCGCAAGCAGGAGATTCTGGAACAGGCCATGCAGGGCGTTACCAACGGCGTGCCGCGCTTTATTGCTGCCATGGGTGGTGCCGAGGCGGGGCTGAAGCGGTTCAGCCAATCGGCTGCTGCTGCTAGTTTCAATGTGCAAGCCTTCTACGGCGTCAATCCCTCCGCGCAGCGAGCGCTGGCCGAGGCTCGCGCGAACGTGGACAGCATCGTCCAGAAATACAACGAGGCTGAGCGTGCGGTAGGCGGCGTTGGATCGGCGACGGCTGCCACGACGGACAAGCAAGAGAAGTTCAACCAGAAACTCAAAGAAAAGCAGGACGCGCTCAAGACCGCGATTCAGGGCGCAAAGGATTACGGGGCAGGCGTTGCCAAGACGTTCACGGATGCGCTGGACCTCAGTAGCGCGCTCGATGCTGCCAAGGAATCCGGGAAGTCCATCGTGGACGAGTTCATCGCGCAGGGTGAGCGCATGGGCAAGTTCGCCGAGAACATGCAGAAGCTTCTGGCGGCGAACCTGTCGCGTCCGGCGTTTGATGCGATCATCCGTGCAGGTGTGGAGCGTGGCGCTGATATCGCTGATGCTCTGGCCAAGGGCAACATTGACGAGAACGTGCGCAATGTGAACCGCGTTTATGCGTCCGTTGCTCAGATGGGCGACATTGTTGGTCAACGCGCGTCATACAACTTTGAGCAGGCTGGCATCATTACGGCGCAGGGTTTCCTTGAGAACTTCGTGCGCGAGTTCATGCCAGCGGGTAAAAAGCGCAGGCAACTTCTGGCCAGTATTGACGAGATGGTCAACGCGGCGCTTCAGAATATGTCTCGCATGATGAATGTTCCCATGCCATCTATCGGCGGCGGTGCTGGCGGCGGCGGCGGCGGTGGCGGATCGCTTGTAACGCCTCAGGGCTTGCAAGTGCCGATCCCTGTCGGACTCTCACCGTCAGCGGCTTCCGATTTCATTGACGGCATCCTGATGGGTGGCGCCATTCCGTTTGCCAAGGGCGGCATCGTCACCTCCCCGACGCTGGGGCTGGTAGGCGAGGCTGGACCTGAGGCCATCATTCCGTTGAATCGCGGCGGCGTCGGCACGACCATCAACCTGACTGTCAACGCAGGCATGGGTACGGACGGCGGCGACGTCGGTCGGCAGATCGTGGACGCGCTGCGCCAGTACGAGCGGCGTAACGGGCCGGTCCCGATCACGGTCCGATGACCAACGTCTCGGTCGTCTTTGCGTTCGATCAGGACGCTGGCGGCACCACAAACTTCTTTACCCTTGACGACCCGGTGCAAGGCGTTCTGGATAACACGACGTTCACCCTCGGCGGTCCGTTCTCCCTGGTGGACGTCACGCAGTACGTCCGTAACGTGAGCGTCAGCCGTGGCCGTTCCCGGGTGCTGGACCGGGTGCAGGCAGGTCAGGCGTCCATCACGCTGGACAACCGTCTGCGTCTGTTCGACCCGACGTATGGCACGGCGTCCCCGTACTCGTCCAGCATCGTGCCGCGCAAGAACGTCAGCGTGACCCTGGATTCCGAGCCGATCTTCACCGGCCTGGTGGATGACTGGAATATCGGCTACGAGTTGTCCGGCGATTCCACCTCGGTGGCTGAGTGTGTGGACGGCTTCATCCAGTTGGGCCAGGTCACGATGGGCACGGCGGTGCGTACCTCGCAGGCGTCGGGTGCTCGGGTCGGTGCGGTGCTGACGGAGGCGTCCTGGCCGACGTCCAAGCGCGACATTGACACCGGCCAGGTGACCCTCCAAGCCGACACACCTGCCGCCAATACGAACGTGCTGGACTACTTGCAGACGGTGACCGATACCGAGTTCGGGCTGTTCTTCATGGACCGCGCCGGTAACGCCAACTTCGCCGACCGGCTGGCTAACCAGAACTTCAGCAACCCGGTGCTGCTCGGTGGCACGGGTATCCCGATCACGGCAGTCGGTCTGGACTACGGGGCCGAGCAGCTCTACAACGAGGTGACCCTGGTGCGTCAGGGTGGCGGCACGGCGGTCAGGACGGACGCCACAAGCCAGACCACCTACGGGATCTCGGAGTTGTCCAAGACGGGGCTGCTGTTCAACACGGACGCCGACAATGAAACCCTGGCTGACTACCTGCTGGCCAGGTACAAGGACCCGGCGCTGCGGATCAACGAGGTGTCTATCGCGGTGGATGCTTTGACCTCGGCGCAGCGCACGACGCTGGCGCGGATGGATCTGGGTCAGCCGTTGCAGGTGACGTTTACGCCGAAAGTCGGTGCGGCTATCACGCAGTACGCGACCCTGGACCGCATCAGCCACAGCGTGTCCCCGGCGTCGCACACGATGACGCTCACGATGTCCCGCGCTGAGGCGTCTTTCATTCTTGATTCGTCCCTATTCGGGCAACTCGACGACGACCAACTCGGCTTCTAGGAAAGGAACAGCGCATGGCTGACTTCATTGCAGGTCAAGTTCTCACGGCCACCGATCTGAACAACCAGATCAACGGTGCCACGATGGGATCGGCCACCAGTAACTTCACCCTGGCGGCCTCGGATGCCGGGAAGTTGATAGGTATCAACTCATCGGGAACGGTGACCGTTACGGTCCCTCCGGCATCGAGCGTTGCTTATACGGCTGGTGCTGCGATTGCCATTGCGCGGATCGGTACGGGGCCGGTGTTCATCGCGGCTGGTTCGGGAGTGACGATCAACTCCACCTCAACTGCTGGCACTCCTTCGCTCCGGGCTCAGTATTCCTCGGCGCAACTTTACGAGCGTGCCGATAATCTCTGGCTGCTTGTCGGGGACCTGGCGTGACGCTTCTGCACGGGCTCGGCCATATTGCTTCGGGCCGTCTGCGTTCACAACCCGGCATGGTGCTCATCAAACCAAGCGCGGTAGCGTTTACCGGAACGTCAGCCACTATCGGTGCCAACGGTCAAGTAACCTTCTCCGCTCTCACATCGCTCTCACTAGATGACTGCTTTACGGCTGACTTCGATAACTATGTTGTGGCTCTTACGGGAACTATTTCTTCAACGGGCTTTATTCGTTGGCGTATGTATGACGGCTCTGCCGCCGTTACGACAGGCACGTACACGATTCAACACATCAACGCGAACGACACGAGCGTTACCTCGGGTCGTGATGGAACGCAGTCGTGGCTGGATTTCACTAACTGGACTAGCGGTGGATCATTGTGGAGTGGGTCGATGATAAGCGTTTATGGTCCATTCTTGGCGCAGCCTACGGCTATTCGGTTCGTGAACTTGGATAACAGTAGTTCTGCGCGTATTTACGAAACCGCTGGGACACATTCACTATCCACTTCATACCCGGGGCTCAACTTGTTCCCGTCTGCCGGTTCTATTTCCGGCACTGTTTCTGTGTATGGGGTGAGGTCCTGATGGCTGCTGGTGATGGTCTCGTCATAATGACACCGACAAGTATCGCGCACGCTGGCACGTCGGCGTCGATCAATGCTGATGGTGGTGTGGATTTCACGGCGGTGACTTCGCTGTCGCTGAACGGCGTGTTCACATCAGCGCACGACAACTACCTGATCGTCATCCGCTACGTCGCGGCCTCTGGCGATCCTCGGACGCGGCTACGCCTTAGAACTGCCGGTACTGACGCCAGCGGTTCTAACTATGTTCGTCAGGTAGTTGATGCGAATGGAGGTTCGGTTACCGGCGCACGCGCGACAGAGAGCGCAGCAACCATCGGTGAGTTCTCTGCAACTCAGAGGTCTGGCGAGACGGTCCACATGTACGGGCCGTTTCTTGCTCAGCCGACCGCGATGAGAAATGTGAACTCTGGCGGATTCACGAGTGCACGGCTGACTGACAATGCTTGCACTCATAGTCTGTCTACTTCTTATGACGGGTTCACGTTCTACCCGGAGAGCAGT